AGTGTTTCTGTAACCGGGTCGCCGGGGGTAGCCCCTCCGCTGGCCTCCAATGGATCAATCGCGGACGACATTCGGATGGCAATCCATCAGGTGTCGGGCCGAGCATAGGAGACTGAGGGATGACCTCCCCGAATCTGAGTGAAATCGTAACCACGACCCTGCGTAATCGCACGGGCCGTCTGGCGGACAACATGTCCGATAACAATGCCATTCTTCGCTACATGAAGAAGCGCGGCACGATCAAGCCCGTCTCCGGCGGTCGCACCATCGTGCAAGAACTCGACTACGCCGACAACGTGACCTACCAGCGCTACTCGGGTTATGAAGTGCTGAACATTTCGCCTAGCGACGTGTTCACCGCTGCCGAGTTTGACTGGAAACAGGTCAGCGTGGCCGTGACCATCTCCGGTCTGGAAGGCGACGTCCAGAACACCGGCGAAGAAGCCATCATCAACCTTCTGGAAAGCCGCATCAAGAACGCTGAAAAGACCATGATGAACGGTCTGTCGGCGGACATGTATTCCAACGGCACGGCCTCGGGCGGAAAGCAGATCGGCGGTCTTCAACTGCTTGTCGCTGACGATCCGACCTCGGGCACCGTTGGCGGCATCAACCGCCTTACGTGGAACTTCTGGCGTAACCAAGCCCTGAAGTCCACCACGGTAACGGGCTCGGCTGCATCGGCGGCGAACATCCAGCGTTCGATGAACTCGCTGTATCTGAGCTGCTCGCGTGGCGTGGATCAGCCGAACCTGATCCTTGCGGACAACAACTACTACTCGTTCTACTGGAACTCGCTCCAGCAGATTCAGCGCATCACCGACACCCAGACGGCGGATGCGGGTTACGCGGCGCTCAAGTTCAAGGGCGCGGACGTTGTGTTCGACGGTGGCGTTGGCGGGGCCTGCCCGACCAATCACATGTATTTCCTGAACACGGATTACATCCACTGGCGTCCGCACTCGAACCGCAACATGGTCCCCGGCGAAGCGATCAACTCGATCAACCAGGACGCAATGGTCAAGTTCCTGCTCTGGGCAGGCAACATGACGCTCTCGAATGCCTTCACGCAAGGCGTTCTGTTCCAAGACTAATCCCGAGAAAGGGGAATCGACATGGCTGCTACGGCTGCTACTCAATTTGTTACGACGCCTCTCGTGGGAGTTGATCTGGACGACAAAGCCTCAGCCTTCAACTTTGCACCGTTGACTGCGGTGTGGGGTAATGATGGCCGCAAGCACACTGTCGCCACTGCTCAAGGCACGCTTGGCTCCACCGCCAATATCACTATTGGCACTGCTGGCTCCGCCATTGCGGCGGCGTCTGCGGGTGTAGCCAACAGCTACACGGTTAACACCACCGGAGGAGTTGTTGCCTCTCAGCGCTTTTGGGCGCGCTCGAACAGCATCTAAGCGTCTAGCTTAGGTCAGAAAGACGCCCCGCTGGCTTGCGCTGGCGGGGCGTTTTACGTATCGTCCTGTTATGCAGGTTGTTCCCATGAATCTTGGCTATTTAACCACGGTTGACGATGCCGACGCGGATTTTGCCACTGCCGTTAAATGGTTTGCCAATCCATCTAAAAATAACCGTGTTTACGTCAGTCGAAAGCAAGATGGCAAAGCTGTTTATTTGCACAGACTGATTATGGAGCGCGTTTTGGGAGAGCCTCTCGGCAAACGGGTCGTTGACCATATTGACGGAAATCCTCTGAATAACGTCCGCGCCAATCTTCGCGCTGTGACCCAAGTGGAAAACCTTCGCAACTCGGTTAGAGTTACGGGTGCGTCGGGCGTTCGCGGCGTGGTCTGGCACAATCAAAGAGAAAAATGGTGGGCACGCATTACCGTTGGCGGAAAACTTAAAAGCCTCGGCCTTTTTGACGCTATTGAGGATGCGCAATCGGCTCGCCTTAAGGCAGAGCGCGATTTATGGGGTGTTCATCCGCGACGGGCGTCGGAGCATTCATGACGGACGAAAAGAAGGCCCGCCGCAACTGTCGGCGCAAGGTCAAATACCCCAGCGAGCTACGCGCGCGGATTGTGGGGTCTAACACCACCACCGACATGCTGTGGCCGTATCAGTGTCCGATCTGCCGCGCATGGCACCTGACCAGCAAGCAGCAGCACGGGACAACGCCGATCACGAACGGCAACAGCGGGATATTCACATGCCCTTAAACATCGTTTCCGTCCGCGTTGGCACAAAATACGCGCCCGATTACGTCCTGCGCCTGCACGACATGATCCATCGGCATGTGAATGCGGATGATACTGAAATCAGGCATTGGTGCCTAACCGATGACCCCGATTCATTGGTCGAAGGCATAACCGCCATCCCGCACAATCCCGATCTGCCGGGTTGGTGGCAAAAGGTCTATTTGTTCTCCCCCGACATGCCTTGGGAACAGGGCGAGCCTGTCCTCTACATGGACCTAGACGTTTGCGTCACAGGGCGGCTGGAAGGCTTGCCGAAGGGCATAATCAAGGATTGGCATTGGCCCTGCTACAACTCGTCTGTGATGCGTTGGGATCATGGCGAGCATCGGCAGATATGGGATCGGTTCGGCCTGTCCGTCATTGATTGCCCGTCGATCAAACTGAAGCCTCTGCTTCCCAAAGGACAGGTCAACGGCGGCGACCAGGAATGGATTACCGAGGTTTCCGAATGGGAGACGTTCGATCCTGAATGGTTCGTCTCCTATCGCAATGCCGTCGATTGGCCCCCCGAGGGATCGAAGGCCATCATTTTTCATGGTCAGCCGAAGCCTGCGGACGTAACAACGGGATGGGTGCCGGAAGTCTGGAAGCCGAGCGGCTGGACGGCTATCCCGCATCTGGACGGCATGAATGTTTCCGAAGACTATGCCTATGGGAACATTGAGATCAACTCGAATCGTGACCTACCGTGGTTCACCGGCCATCCGCCACGCGAGCAAGTCGCCGTGCTTGTCTGTGGTGGCCCATCAATGAAGGACAACATCGAGGCCATCCGCAAGCACAAGCGACGCGGAGCCAAGATTGTCACGGTCAACAACGCCCTGCGCTATCTCGTGGACAGGGGCATAAAGCCTCACGCCCATGTCATGTTAGACGCGCGGGAGGAAAACGTCGCGTTTGTGCAAGATGCGCCTAAAGACGTGCGCTATTTTCTCGCTTCGCAGGTTCATCCGTGCGTGTTTGATGCGCTTTCGGGGCATGATGTTGTTCTGTGGCACAACGGAATGCACGACGGCTCCCGCATGATGGAGATTGTTAAGCCGTGGTTTGATGAAGGGCCGAACCAGAAGCCGGTCTGCTTTGTTCCCGGCGGCGGAACCGTGGGGCTGAGAGCCTTAAGCCTGCTTTGGCTGTCGGGATACCGTGATGTCCACGTTTATGGTATGGATAGCTCTTACGCGGGAGATAAGCACCACGCTTATTCCCAATCGCTAAACGATGGCGAGATTACCAAGGTTGTTGCGTTGGGGGACAAACGGTTCCGCGCAACGGTCTGGATGATCCGCCAAGCCAATGAGTTTCAGACGGCTTACAAGGAGCTAACGAAGGACGGCATGAAAATCACCGTTCACGGTCGGGGCCTGATCCCCTCAATCTGGAAAGCAATGCAATGAGCCTGTTCTGGACCGCCGTCGCGTTCTTTGTCGTGTTTTGGGTTGTTCTACCCATTGTGGGCTACGCCCTCGCCCGTTCTATCTGGAGGTAACATGGAACGATTTGAACTGCCTAATCCCAACCGGGATTGCATGCCCCGCTTCTATATGAAGCCCGTGAAGAACGAGTATGAGAGCGAAAAGCAAGGACGAGACATTTACGCCGATGCGGAATATGTCGAAATCATCATCCCTGGCGACAAATACAACATCGTCAATGAGCGGGTGAAGGACGAACACCGTCACCGATGGGCAACGCAATATGCCGCGTTCAAGGCCGGGCAGGAGGCCCCGCTAGAGGGGACGCCGATCGAGGAGTGGGCACCTATTTCAGCCTCTCAGGCCCTTGAGCTTAAGTCGGTCCACGTCCGCACCGTGGAGCAGCTTGCGGGCCTTTCTGATTCGCAGCTTGCCAAGGCGGTCCCGATGGGCGGCTTTGCGTTGAGAGAAAAGGCGCAAGGGTGGCTTAAGCAGGCCAGCGACGCGCAACCGCTTGCGGAGGCCATGCAACAGATAAACGCGCTTCAGGCACAACTTGACGAACTGAAGCGGCAGAGGGAGGAGGCAGCATGAGCAAGCTGGAACGCGAAGCCGTCTTCAAGCGCGGGGCGTCGTTCTTCAAGGATGGCGATACTGTCTATTTCCGGTTCAAGGCCGATGCGTCATCGGAAGTGGTCGCCAAGGCCACGGATGCACACAAGGCGGAATATCCGCTGGAGTGGCAGCTTTATCTGGAGGACGCCTTCAACGGTGCTGATCCTGCAAAGTTTGACCACGATGGCGACGGTTCTGCGGGCGGTTCTTCCAAGACGGTTTATGACGACGACGGAAATGTGCTATATGAGCCGTCGATCCGTCCGGTAAGCGACGAACACAAGCACGAACCGCCCGCCCCTCGCCCGCGAGGTCGCCCTAGGAAGACCTGACCATGAGTCTGTTGACCATCATTCAGAAGTCATGCCGGTTGCTGGCGCTTCCGGTCCCTGACGTGGTGGTTGATAGCCGGGACACTCAGGTTCAGCAGCTTTACGAAATCGCCAACGAAGAGGGCGAGGAGCTTGCTGATGTTTACGACTGGCAGCGGTTGCGCGCTCAATATGAGTTCACGACCGTTGCCTCGGCCGTCCAGACTTCGGCGGTTCCGGGCGACTGGAATCGCTTTATCTCGAACAGCTTCTTTAACCGAACTACGCAGCGTTCGGTTCTAGGCCCGATCACGCCGCAACAGTGGCAGTCGAT